TTCATCTTCAGCACTTGCAAATGTTCTTTGATTTTTATATGCATCTGCTAATTTAATTCTTAAAGCACCAATATTTCTTCCTGATGTAACTTCTGCTTGTTCTTCTGGAGACATTTCACCTAATACTCCACCTAGTAAAGAACCTCCTAAAAATACTTTGGCTGTAGTTCCTAATGTTTTTTCTCCCCCTAAAGATGAAAGACCAGATAAACCAGGTATAGTATATTTACTGCCCGCTAAGCTACCCATTCCAATAAATGGTTTAGCACCTGCTAACATAGGTGCAAAATTTAAAGCAGCTAAAGCTAATGCTGGATTATCTTTTATTGTTGAAACAATACCTTTAGCAGCACTTTTAACACCACCAACAACACCTTTGACAGCGCTTTTAAGACCACCTAATAGTGCTCCTTGTCGAGGTACGACATTCATAATTCCACCACCTCTTCTTAATTCTCTTGGCATTTGCATTCTTGAAATTGGCATAGTTTTATTAGTTTACTTAGTTTTTCCGAAAATATCAAGGCTTGGCATAATAAGTTTTATATCTCTTCTGATATCTTCTTCTGCTATTCCTTTTGATTTCCATTCGTTATCGTCCTTATACTCCTCGCCTGTTTTAAGGTTAGTTATTTTTTCTATTATTTTCTCTGGTTTTATGACTTGCATTTTTCCTCCTATGTTCTATCAAATTCTAATATTGATGCTGTGCCTTCTATATCATTAGCGCTAGCAGCTTGTACTCTTAATACATCGTTTTCTTCTAATATAATTGTACCATCAGCCATAGACTTTGAGTCATTTGAAGCAATAGTATGTTTTGCAAATGTAAATTGTTTAGTTGCAGAACTATCATAAATGTGTGCATGAACTACAACGTTACCTGCACCTATATTTGCCATGTGTATGTTTTGTATGATTGCTCTAGACTCAGAGGGTACAGTATAAATATCTGTAGCATCTGTTGTAGTTAAATCAAACTGTGCGTTTCTATATCTATTAGCCATTATGCTCCATCTCCATTACTCATATACCAAGTAAATCTTTGCGATTCATCTCTTAGCTCTTGTTGAAATGTAGAATTTAATTTTTCAATCAATCCGTCTAAATCTCTAATTAAAGAATCAGCATCTTGTTGTTTATATTCTTTACTGGGTCTAGTAAATACTACTGTTACTTTTGCCACTAGAAACTACCCATACTATCTGAACCACCTGGTCCTGCTGATCCTGGAGAAGCTCCTCCACCTCTTGAAGACCCTATTCCACCGCCATTACCACCACCACCTCTATATTGATCTTGAGGTGATACTTTTTGTTTATTTAATCTTTCAGTAATTTCTCTAGCTTCAGCCATATTTTGTTTTGCTAATCCTCTTTGTTGAACTATTTCTTGAGGAGTTGGTTGTTTATAAAAATTAAAGAATGATTTTGGATTACTAAATAAATCACTTGCATTATAATAATCAAAATAACCAGGATATTTTGGAGCAGAAGTTCTAAAGCTATCTAAGATACCTGTTATACCTGGTAAACCTCTTATACCTAAATTTTGAATATTTAATCCGTCTATGTCTTGATATAGTCCTGTATTTAAATTTTTATATCCAGTAACAACTTCGTCTCCTACGTAAAAATCTTTTGCAGAGCTCATATCTAAATTACCAAATCTACCACCACCTCTAGGTCCATCTCCATCACCTCTTTGTTGTGGATATAATAATGCAAGTTGTTCAGCAGTTAGTCCTTGTGGAGTTGTAACTTGTTCTTCCTCAACTATGGGTGTTATAGGTGTTGTAGCCTGAGGCAATGAAAAAATACCAGAAATATCTGGTAAGTCTTGTGCTAAATATTGTGTTGCTAAATCTGCTAAAGTTGCAGGTGCTCTTCTTGAAAATCTACTTCCTATTGCCATTATCTTCTTCCGTCTGGTTGCGTGTCTAATCTAAACGTACCAAGCTTCCAGCTTTGATTAGCAGCTGTATTAGCTATCTTCAAAGACATGGCTCTTGCTCTTGCACGTGTATCTACTTTATCAGTAGAACTGGTAATTGTAAAGGGTCCAAGTGGTGAGCTTGCTTGAGAGCTATTAGGGTAGTTTCTAAGTTGTAAGGTTACTTGTGTATTTCCTGTTTGAGATAAAAAGTCAGGTACAAATCTTCTAATTTTCATAAGATATTCACCATCTCCTTGAAATGTTGCAACACCTGTTTGTTGACCTTGTCTAGATCTTTGTTGTGTAATATCAAAGTCACCTGATTCAATGTTAGATGTAATAGCATTTACACCATCTGCTAATGCCTCATCAGTTCCTTTTTCATGTTCAAAGTATATTGTACTACCTTCAGTATTACCTACTACATCAAACGATGCATTATTATCTGCATCAAAATATGTTGCATGTGGTAGACCAAATACAGAAGAGTCTTGCCATGATCCACGATTTAGAGTTCCTGTTGTCCAAACAGGTCTTTGTGGTGTTGAGTCCATGTAATTGTAAGTCACACATCTATTAATTACAGTTGAACTTTCTGTACAATAGAACCAAGTAATCTCACCAAACAAATTATTTAATCCAACATTAATTAATTGATTAGCTGTTGTGTTTAAATCATCAAAAACAAAATCTTCTACTAAACATAACATAGTTTCTAAATTACCAGAGTATTTAAAGAAACCATTTTCTGAAAACCAATAAGCAGCACCATCAACTTCTAATGCAGCATTCTGTCCAATTAATCCACAGTTGGTTCCTACTTGTTGAAAACCAAATGTAAATGGTTGACCAATAAACCTCATAGTAAATAAAGATGTATCTGTCCAAACGTAAATTGCATCTCTACCTCTAACTGCACCTACAATTTTAGATCCATCTGCAAGTCTTTGTGTACCTGCTGTGTTAACCGCTGTTGGTTGATATGTGTTAATGTCTTCCTGGTTAGAAAATCTAATAAACATTTCATCTTGAGTTGTTGGATCACCAATAGTTAATTCAGTTCCAAAAAATACTAAGTGTCTATCAGGAGTAGAAACTAACATATCACGTGATGCTGTTGGTGCACCTGATATAATTGTTGCTCTATTTGTTACAGCATTCGTTGCATTAGAATCCCATTCAAAACATTGTGCATTATGAATTAGTGCAATTACTTTATCTCCAAAATTATCAATAGACCATAAACCTGGATCAACAACTAAGTCACCTGATGCTGCTTCACCCCATGCAATATAATCGGAACTATTAAGTACAGTTGCTCCATTTGAGTGAGTTGCAGCTGTCGTGTTTCTAACTCCTCTTGTAACACCTGTTAAAGTATTACCTGATATACCTGTGTATGAAATTTCTTCTGAATCTATCTGCACAAAGTTTGTACCTGAAGTTGGAAATAAAGATGCATCTGTTAATACAATAGTTGTAGTTACAGCATTGATACCACCATTTAAAGTTGTGGTTGCTTCACCTGTTACTGTTCCACCATAAGCAGCTAGTCCCCAACCAAAACCAGGTAATTGTTCTGCGGGTCCAACTGGATAATAATGTTGAACTCTGATACCACCAGATGTTGTAGCACCTGAGCCTGTCTCATTAGATGGCATGGTAATAGTTAAAGTGGTAGCTGTTGGCACACTTGTTACCATAAATTTTTTATCATCAAAGTCGGACGCTGAGTAGTTAGAGTTTGTGATAGCTGTAAAATTATCTAAAAGAATAATATCATTTTCTTGAATATTGTGATCCGTGCTGAATGTTATTGTAACTGTTGCAGAACCATTCGTTGTACTAAATGCATTTGTAAGTGTAGTTGTAGTTTTAATTGGATGAATGTCGTAGAATACACCACCTGTATAAGCGTATAAAATTCTGTTTGTACCTATGATTGCAAACTTATTACCAGACTTGTTAACTAAATGATGTAAAGCTCTTGCAGCTCCTGTAAGTTTAGACTCACCTAATTGTGACCAGCCACCTATTTTTTCAGGTGTACCATATCTAAAACGTACGTTGTCACCATCAACCCATTGTCCTTCGGCTGTGGTTTCTGTAATCTGTTTATTGAATCCAGGTTGAAAACCTATCTTTTGTAGCATATGACTCCATTATAATACTATTTTACAAACGATGGTAGACCTAACATAGGTCTTCCGTCAAATCTGTTTTTATCAGCAAATGGGCCGTTTACATGATTATAATGTAAAAATACTTGGCCACAAATGTTCCCGTCAAAAGGCTCTCGCCAATGTTCAAGTTCACAGCCACTATATACTAACATATCACCTACTTCAAGCAAGACTTTTGTGCCTTTTGGAGCGTTAGGTTTATGTATATTTTCGTATTCATTAATGACATTATCTGATCCTGTACCATCTATAAATATAGGCCAAGGATCACCTCCTAGATTTATGGTAGTAGATATTTCACAAGAGGGTCTATCTTTGTGTCGTTTTAGTTCATCTCCATGTTTATATAATCTAGCGTATGAATAAGTTGGAATTAAATCTAATCCTGTTTCTTGTTGCATTACTGGTAATACTTTTACTAACAAAGTCTCCATTACAGGATCTGCATAATGTGAATAAGTATTAGGAATTTGAGTATCTCCCCATGTTCCAAACATTCCTGTATCATATATAATATTGTTTTGGTACATGAATTTAGCTGCATCACGTTTAAGAAGAAAATAGTTAAATACAAAGTTAGCTAACTCGTAGCTAAGTGCATTTTTTATTACTTGATATTTATTGAAAGCCATGTTGTATAAAATTAAAACTTACTGATATTCTTATATCATTAGATTGATTAGGTTCAACACAGTGCCAAAGATAATATGGAAATATAATAATTCTACCTTCTACTGGTTTTAAATGTACTTCTCTCCAAAGGTGTTTAGGTGGTCTACCTTTTTTTCTTGCTGGCATATTCAACTGCGCTCCTGCTCTTGGTTCGTTACAAATTAAATCCCCTGAATTTTCTGGTGCTTTTATATAATACACACCACTAAATAAACTATTAGGATGTATGTGTGGAGCATTGTATCCACCTGGTGGATTTAAGTTGGCCCACATATTACCTAGTATAGGTTCACGATCTAACCACTCTTCTTGCCATATGTCTTGCATCATTACAAACAATTCATCTACTAAAGGTTTGAATACAGGTATTTGATGCATTTCAGTTGTAGAGTGCCAACCATTACGATTTGTTTTTTTAACACCTTGATCGCGTCTAGACCACGCAACAATCTCATTAGCAAATAATTGATTATCTAGTTTTACATCTTTACCATATATAGTTGTCGGAAAAAATTGTTCTTTAATCATCTAAAAGGTTTACCTCCAAACCAACAAACCAAAGATTGTCTCATTCCTCTAGTTACTGGATTAACTCTATGATTTAAAAATGATGCAAATATAATTGCATGTCCTTGTTTAAGTTCTGCAAACTTACCTGGTGCCATTAATTCTAAATCACCACCTTCAAACTCTGATGGATCATTTAACAAAAGGGTCATTGATATTTTTCTTACAGGTGGTTCATGTTGCATGTTTACATCACAATCCATATGCCAATCATAAAAACCTCCTTCAGGGTATTCTGTAAACTGTGCATTTTCTGTAACTTGTATGTCACCAAACCCAAAATGATTTTCGTTTGCTTTTTGTATAAAGTTATTAAGATCACGATACATGTGTCCCATTTCTTTAAATGGTATCCACGATATTGTTGTTACTCTTTTCTTTGTATCTGTACCACCACCTGGTTTTCCCATACCCACTTGTGCAACTTGTGGTTTTTGTTTTCTGCCACATTCTATAATCTGTCGACATTGATTTGGTGTAAACAATGGTGTAGTTGTTTGAACTATCCAACTCTTCCATTTAGGTTCTGTGATGTGTCTATTTTCGTACATTAACTTACTCCTCTATTTCTAATTGGGTCATACTGCACATCCATATTTGCAGCTAGTGTTCTTCTATACCCTGGTCCATTAAAAGGATATACGCAATGTCTCATGTCATATGGAAAGATATAAAAATCTCGTTCTTTTATATCTGGTTGATAATCTATATTAGCAAACATACCCGAAGCTGAACCAAGTATTTGTAGTCTACCATTTTGTGGTGAGTCTGGTGATGAATATTCTACACCATAAGATTCTGGTAATTTTAAAATCATAACAGAAGACAACCCTGTAAACAATGTTCCTTGATGCACGTGCACTGGATTATACTCATGCTCAAACATAGTATTAACCCAAATAGAATTTAAGTGTAAATTGTATTCTCTAACCTTATTCCACTCTAAATAATGTTTAAATTTTGATTCAAACCACCCCAATACATTATTAGGTAAATGATTGTGTCTAGTCATCTTAGGACTATCTTCTCCATTAAAAAACAAACTATGTTCTTTTTCTATCTTACCCACCAATTGTTTATTAGCAGGTTTTAATTCAGGATATTTTGTTTCGTAAATATGATTGATTGTATTGTAAACATCTAAAGGCACCTGATATTTTAATACCGATTGACCTAAAAATATAAAATTAAAATCTGATGTGTCCATATTTCTGTCTAATCCTTTCTGGAATTTTTTCTATGTAAGGGTTATATACTTTTCTTACAGGTCCATCAAATAGTTTATGCATGTTACTACCAACTATTTTGTCATCATAAGATAGACCATTCACAGATACTTGATCTAAGTTATCAAATCTATGATTAAAATAAGGCAGTTCCATAAACTGATATACCTTACGAAACTCTTGTTCTGGTTGTGCAACTAAATCATCGTATTTTACAAAGTGACATATGTCTGGATAATTAAATGCATTCTTTATTGCTTCTAAATCTTTTGCAACAGCACCATCTTTATTCATTATCATACCTAATTTTTCTTCATCAGTTTGTAAATTAAATCTATTAACAAATGCGTCAGGGTTTTCTGTATACCATTTCATATAGCTAGCTAATACATCCATTAGATCTCTAAGTAATATTATACATTTAAAAGGTCGTTTAAAATGTTTTTGCATAACTTCAAAATTACCTGTTGTCATTACAGGACCTCTATCTATAATTATTTGTTGCGGCCAATCTTTGTAATAGTTGTCAAACACCGAGTCTAATATATTATTTAAAGACTTATGGTCTGGATAGTTTTGAAACACATCCGTTTGTTTAAGTAAAAACAAATCTTTCATTATCTCTAATGTAATAGAGTTAGGTGTGCACGCTATCTCTGGATTCTGATTCATAATACTTGCAAATAAAGTATTACCTGATCGAGGTTGTGCTACTAAAAAGAATAGTTGTTTATTTTTCTTTAGCTCCGAGGTCACTGGTTAATTGTTCTTTCTTGTTGTAAATCATTTCTCCTGATTTTTTAACTCTTTCTATAGTTTTTAATTGACCTAATACATTAAACACTTCTGGCTGACTTGAGCCTGATGTTAATGTCTCTGCTTTATTTTTCATAATGTGATGATATGATTCTAATTGATGGGTGTTAACATCTTTCGTATCAAACGTTCCATCATCAAACTCTTTCTTTAATGAAGACCAAAGTTTAATTTCTCTCATTCTATCTCTAGCCACTAATTGCATATTAGCTAAACCATATCTAGCTTCATCAAGATCTATTTTATATTTTTCTAATTTATATTCGTCTTGTTCTGTCTCAATCTTTTTTTCTAACCATTTAACTTTTGCTTCTTGTCTTCTA